TTCAACATACTCGTACTTGTCGTCAATACCTACTGAGTATCCTACTGACTTATAAACATATGGTCGCATAGATACAACTCTTGCTTCCGCTCCATAGCTTGTACCTCTGGCTGTAGCCCATGTGTTTATAGTGAGTCCAATGAGCCCCACATATGGCTTACCAATTAAAACATAACTAGTCTTAGGAATATTAGCAACATTTACAAAACCATCGACACCTACAATAAAATCACCCCTATCTACGCCATCAGAAACAACTCTAACTGTATCTCCTTCATCATACCTAGCTGACACATCTAAAGAATCAGGATTGCGAGTAATCTTAAAGTTTGTGATTGAGACGTTGAGGTTAGACCCCGAATTTATTCTCCAATAAATCTTAGGGTCTGGGTTAGTTCCTCCAACGTTTGTGCCATCATCAAAAACGTCAAACTCAGCTACATTAGAGCCTTCCTGAATAGGAAAATTGGCATAGGGGCTTCCGTTGTTGGGGTCAGAATCTACATCAGTATAAGTGCCAGATATGTTACTAGGACTACCAAGAGTGAACTCTGCATCAAAAGTTATGCGATGCTTTCCTGCTTGCATTCCATTTGAAGCATTAGCGAACTCATAATATCTGTGTTGGGTGGAATTAGAAGCTACAATCGTAAATGTTTGGTCATCCGTCTTTGTAAGGGTTACCCCGTAGACCGTGCTAGTATTAGCAGCATTCGTATACGTGATTCCCTGCTCGTCTGATATCGGATTTGCTTCTGTGGCAATACCCTCTTCTGGAAAACGAATATATGAGTCCAAGAAATGAGCATTCTCTTTAAGATCAGTAGAGTCTTCATCTCTATGAGCCTCTGTTAGTACTTCGTATGCGTATTTAGAGCCATGTTTAATTGTCACCCAGAGTTGATCTTCACCAGTATCTTGGAATCCCTTTCTAAGCACACACATGTCAATAACCTCACCTTCTGTGTCAATCTTAGACCAAGCGTAGAAATCCTCTTTCTTGTGGTGGGTTAGGCAGTATAAAAATCCTTTTGAAGTTAAGCACCAAATTCTGGGCTGTGGCGTGTGTGAATAATCAATTCGTATAATAGGATCATTTAAAAATGTTGGGTACACTAGCTTTGATACGTCGTTAGTATTACTAGCCTGTACTTGGACATCGTATACAAATTCCAATAAACGACCACCAGATACATCGGGGAAGAACACAGCTGAACCAACAAACGTCGCTTGCTTCAAACCACCTTCGGGGTCTTCCAGTTCAATGCGTATGTTAGTCGGACTGACTGCAGCAGAAAAATCATTTGGAGATAACTTATAAATACCATTATCAGTTCCAATTGTAAGAGCTTTAGCAGAACCTAGCCAACGTATTGTAGCATTAACATTACCAAGCGGATATGAAATACCTGTTGTATCTAACACATCACCATCGGACTCTGCAGTTCTAAAATCAGTCTGGTCGCCGTTCTTACTCATCCAAATAAAATTAGGACTTTCATACGAACCACCATAAACTCTACGTTGCTCATACTCAGTTACGGTTGCGGGGTAATTATTAGTATACCACGCCCCCATTCTAAAAGAAGATGCAACACCGTCATTTGCAATTTTACCTGTTAACTTACTTTTAGGTATAGCTCCTCTAACATCAATAGTTACCTGAAATGAAGTAGTAAATCCAATTATTTTAACAGTAAGCCAATTTTCTCCCAGCTTCATGAAAATAAAACGACCAACATCTTCTAAGTTAAAGCCGCCTGTACTCGATGTAAGAGTTGCTGTGTGCTGAGCTTTCTTGTCGGGGTCGGTAATGTTGTCAAATACATCAATACGCCCTACTGGTGATATAAGATTACCCTCTGCTGTAGCCGTAGCACTCCAAGTAACAGTCTCCTCTACAATTTCAGGTATGTTATTAGGAGTAGCATCTGCGGATGTATAGACTTCAAGAACATCCTGCTCAACGGCTGTTGATAAATTTCCGATTGTAGTCTGAGCGTCAGCTGTAAATGTAGAACCTCCATTATGTGGTGCAAATGAAGTATCAAAGACAAACACCCTATTACCCGCTCCAAATACTTTCGATACTGCTACTTGGCTACTAGATGGATCATTTAGTGAGTAAACAGTGAAAGTATCATTAGAATAAGACTTATATACACTTCCAGATGTATACTTACTCTCTGCAGCTGAATCTACACCCCTAAAGTAATTAACAGGGTGTGTGGACACTCCTTTATATTCTTTTACCTTATACCAACGATTTTTTGTACCTTTAGGTTCAATAACATTCTGAGAAATTCTTTCGCCACCCACACGAATCCAACTGTTAACTTGGTTTGGTGAGAAAACTAATACATCTGATCGAACATTAACTTCTCCCGCCTCTAGCCCATCAAATCGATAAAAAGCGGCATTTGGGTTGGTAGTTATAAATGAAGTAGATCTGTCAGCAATACTCAACTTAGCTGTTGAGTCATTGATATTAACAACTGAATCAACGGGGTCTACATAAACTACACTAGCTGTAGGGTCGGGTATATTCGAATCAACTGTAGAATTTAATACCTTGCCCACAGACCATTGATCGTTTACAAAGTATTCGACATACCAAGTTAATTGCTCTGCGGGAGATGCTGCGTTAACAATCCAATCAAACTCAGCTCCATAGGAAGATTCAAGTCGAATATACTCTTGGTTGTTGCTAAGTGCCAACACATTGTCAGAAACATCTACGTCCAGAAACGGGGGGGATGTGAATTCAACTTCAGCTAAAGTCCAAGAGTCATCTCCTAGATCATACTGAGCATCTGCAAATAAAACATCTCCAGAACCATCTTCTTCTGATGATTCTAGTCCATCCCAAGGAGCTGTTAGATAATCAGACGGTAATAGCCGTGCTAATTGAAATTGAACATTAACTGTAAGAGTTCTCGGAGCATGTCGTCCGTGAACTAAATAAAGTATATCTGTTTCAGTAGACCACCTAACATCATCTAACTCATTAAGTCTGTAGGGAGCTGCTATTTGAGTAAGCTGATCACCACTACTGTTGTATACAGTGAGTTGTAGCTCCGATAAAACAACACGGTAGGCGCGACCGTCTGAGAGTGTTACTGGAATAGAAACAGTTTTGCTTGCATCTGCTAATTGGGAGAATTTAAATCCATCTCTAAATATAGCTGGACCTTGTAGCGACGGGAAAAAGTTAGTAAATGGTTTGGCTGATTTCTGGAGACGCTCAATGTCAACACGACCAAGAATATGGTCAGTTACAAGTCCTCCACTAAAGTCAGTAGTTACATTTCTATACTTTGCCATATTGATTATGTGCTCTTAGGAATCTAGAAGTTGATGCATCAATATACTCCTGTGCAGGACCTTGACGGGCTGACATCACTCTAGCACGAGAACGAGCAGCGACATATTGCTGTGATAATTGTATAACTCTATTCTCTGACCCAGATAACTCAATAGCCATGTTAGCTGCCATGTGCAGACTCAACAACCTGTACAAATAAGCAGGTAGGCTAGTAATATCTTCATCAGATGGAATATATGAGTAGTAAAGTGTTAGCGTGCTGTAATTAGCAAGCAGTGTAGAACCTTCAGTGTAGTAATCGGAGATTATAAACCTGTCGGAGTTTTCGGCTTTAATGAAGATATTAAGGTCATTCGGCAAAGTATATGAGTGGCTGTATTGCTCATCTGCTGATTCAGTACCTGCGAGTGTTACTCGTTTACGATTAAATGTAAATATGTTCTCCCCAAAGATTTCTTGAAATGCTGCAGCGTACGCACCATCGGCAATCTCATATGTCGATGACCCATCATCTAAACGGTCTAGATGGTAGCTTCCGACCATTCGGAGAGCTGTATTTATAATATCTAACTTTTGTATAGCCATATAAAAAATAAGTAGTCTCCCCCGAATTGACGGGGGAGACTACGATTAAGAGATTAAGCCTCTACGCAACGGATCTCACCCGATACTTCACCCCACATACGAGATGCATCAGCACAAAGCTTGAAGTACAAGTAAGGGATGTTTTTCTTAGAAGTGTCACGCCAGATATCACCCTTGAGGGCAGTACCAACAGACATCTTAAGAGATTTCGGAGTAGAAACCATAACACGACGTTCGTCACCTGCAGCACCAGTGCTGAGTTTAAGACGCTCGGTAAGAATGAAACGATACCCCATGAATGTGGTTACGTTACCTTCTGCAAGCGACTTGCGAACTGCGTAGTCAGAATTGATGACTTCATCAATACCCAATAGATCTTCCAACTGCTTATGAGTTAGGAAACAGTTCAAGATTGTATCTTGATCAATTGCTTCCAAACGCTGCATAGTTGCACGAAGACCCTTAAGTTTTGCAAGAGTCAATCCAGTACCTGCAGTAGCACCTCCAGCTGTACCGTCGAATTGAGATCCGACAGAAACACCTTCAGTTGTAGCAGCACCTAGAGTGTAGATACCACCTGTTGCAGTAATAGGATTAGACGAGCCAGCATTGTTGCCACCAACAGAGATGTCAGCACTACCTTCATCGGTAGTTCCAGCAACATAGGTCAGTGCAGTACCGCCACTCTTACCTGCGTTAGCAGTGCCGAAGTAGGCGTCAATGATGATATCATCAATCTTACGTTTACCTGAAGCTAACATAGCTTGAGTGTAAGCATTCATTGGATCAGTAAGAACTCGCTTGAGATCTTTCTCATCTACATACTTACCAAGCTCATAGTCTTTAAGACCAAGACGACGACGGTTGTTTTCGATCTCACTCTGAGGATTAGCTTCGTAACGACCAGTATCTTCGGTCATTGCAGCTGCCTCACCGATACGGTCGAAGAACTGGAACTCAGAACTTTGAGTTTCGGTTTCGAAGTATGGCTGGAGTTTTGATTCGGTTTGTTGAAAAGCTTGCTCGAAACCCGCACGGAACGAGTCATAATAAGCAGCTTCGATATAGTTCTTTGGATCAGACGCAGGGGAAGAACTGTAACCCTGATCACCTACTGGTAGTCCCATAATATATAATATTTAGAATTAGTTGTATACTGAAAGAGGATCAGTATATTAAGTTTTGTTTTGTTCAACGAGCTACCCTTTCGGACTCATCTAGTTTTACGAAACCAACGGCTTTCTAAAGCTGCTCACTGGACCTAAAAAAATAGGCTACCCAGTATCTATCTGAGTAGCCTATATTTGATAATCTGTCAAGTCTATATACTAACTATTCCCATATAGTTGGGAATAAAGCTTAATACGCTTCTGCAGAATATTTTCTCGTTTTTCACGATCCGCAAATGAAAGTGCTGACGGGTCAGTCATAACCAACTGTTTATTGTCTGAATCCAACTGCTCAATCTGGGCTTTAATACCCTGAACTGATTCATTCTGACCAAATGGTGACGCTCCAGAATTGCCCATAGGCAGAGCATCTCCAGAAATCTCAGAGATCTTGTGGAACAGCTTAAGGACTGCTGGGTGATTTGCTACGACTGGACTCCAGTTAACAAGATCTTGCAACTCAGGAATTTCTTGAGACAAGGCATCGAATGTTTCATTCGCTTGCTTCATGTTAACCTCAAAGTTTGTGCCCCAGTGCTCAGCCATGTCAGCTCCATACTTATGTATAGTTTCTTTATTGTGGTTCTCCACTGCTGCATTACCTTCCATCTGTAGCTCAGCCCACCTACCCACAAGACCATCAAACTGCCTTTGATTCAGTCCCATGTCTGTAGCAAAGTCGGTAAGCTCTTGGAGTTGATCCTCTGTTGGTGCAGGGATATCAACACCATCAAACTCTTCGGAAATACTAATCTCCTCTGGAATAGTATACTCATTATTCTCAGGTCGGACTTGGGTGTAGTACTCATCCCACTTCTCATCGGTCCAATCAGCTTGGGGCTGTTCAAGACGTTTAGCACCTAATGCACTCTGAGCATTAACAAGTTGGTTAGCCAACGCATCAAAAGATTTTGTATTTTGAATTGTTGCGTTATTCTTTAACTCTTCTGGCAGTGATGCCAAGAGGGACTGATATTGATCAGCTGACGCATTTTCTTCTGGTGTTGAGTCAGGTGCTGAGTCAGGTACAAGCCCTGCTCCCAAACCACCGCCTCCAGACGATCCTTCTTCAGCCTCTTCACGTAGTATGTTATTTAGTTTAAACATTATGTTCTTCTCCTAATCGGTTTATTATTTGCTGTGGATCGTCTTGACCCAACAACGAAAGAAAACTCATAGCCAATCTACGCCGACCTTCACATTCACGTAGCTTTGCGTCATCACTATGAAAGACTGGTTTAGTCACATGGCACTCTCTTAGAAGTATTCTAAAAAACCGTTCACCTTCAGGGGTGTCTAGTATCTTTAAGAGATCATCTCTCAGCTCCCCTCTTTCTTTAAGACGAGCAACGGACTGTATAACTTTTTGTACCACTTAAATATTTAATAGCTGACCCACACCTTCGGGATCTATCTTTCTTGCCTGTGCGACATCCTTCATAGAACCTGCAATATCAGGTAGAGCTCCAGCGATTTGCTGTGTCTGAGCTTGTTCTGCTTGTGCAGCCTGCTCTTCACCCATAGTGTCGCTGGATTTTATAACTGATGGATTTACATTTCTATACTTAGCATAGCTATCTAAAAGCTCCCGCTCATTTACTGCTTGGAGAATTTCAGGTTTAACATTAGCTAATGGTGTGATATCTTGCATAAATGCACTGATATCTGAAAGACGGCTCGCAAACTGAGCTTGAGAACTAGGACTTGTATATGTAATTTCTAGTTTAGCTCCGTTCAGGCTTGCTGGTATATCTGGTAATTCGTTACGTCTGTCTAGGAACATAAAGGTGTTCTCGACAGCAGGTGCGATATACTCGGCTTCCATACGATTAAGTAATGGAGAAAGTTGTTGAAGCATTTGCCCACGAGTATCTTGTATCTCAAGAATACTTTGACGTTCACGCTTCTGCTCACGAATAATCTGATCCACAAAGAATGAGCGTTGAATTGATGCCTTGTATGACTCAATCATCTGCATAGCATACTGTGGTTGATTACCTCCCAAGATTGGGGACGGCTTTTCACTGCCAGCTTCGTGGAACATGATCTGGCGAGAACCATACTTAAGCGGAAGTAGAATGCTGTCTTCTTCTGCTGTAAGTGTTGGGAAGTTCATATACTCCGCAGAAGTAAGCACCTCCTTCACCATTTTATTTAGTACACGAATCTGAGATAGGCATGTCATAGCTGGGCTACGACCATACACTTCATCAGCTTGCTTTGCCCATCGAGGGATAAGAAAAGTAAAATAGCTAGCACCATCCTGACGGATAGGTGTCTTAAAGTCGGGACACCAGTATGTTACGGTGTATGGGCGTTCTGCTCCAATGCGTCCACCCATCTTAGCTCGACGATCTTTACTTGGCTCAATTGAATAAACTAATTCCCACTTTCTGTTTGGGTCTTTATCACTAAAGCCATCCATGTTTACTACCTCAGGCAGTAAGCCTACTAGCTGTCGTGTAGTTTTATAGCACCGATAATACACAGTATTAACTTCACCATATTCATCTACATCAAAAAATACATCGGAAAGTGGTCTTGCTCGAAAGTTAACAACGCCGTTAACATCGGACATCTGAACAGGAGATGTGCCATAAGCACCTACATCAAGAAAGCACTCATGACTAGCAGCATAGAACTGGCTCTGCGGAAGTGCCAGCTCGTGTAAAATCCTGTCGGTTACCTGATTTAAATATGTGTGCTGTTCATCATTAAGCTCAGAGTTCTCTGTATCCTGCACACGCAGGTACATCCACTTCTCAGCCTTAGGTATTAGATTAGCAGACAATCCATTGGCAAACATTTGATTAGACCACACTGCTGTGTCGTCATAAATCTCTTTCGAACCATCTTCCTTAAAGTTAGGTCCATGATCAAACTCAGTTCCGTTAGGTCGGACATAGCGTTGTGCATCCTTAAGCATACCATCGAGGCTGCTTCTAAGAAGTTTCAACTCTTCATATCTAATCTTTAAACGAACTAAGTCTGACATACGTTAAGTTTTAATACCGCCGCCTAAAGTTCCACGCTTTTGTTTTCTCTGATACAAGGGTGCATCATCTGATCCACGCTGCATCGCCGTTGGGTTAACAACCCGACTACGCTTTGTTGCCTGACGAATCGGTCTCCGTGCTACAGGTGTAGGGGGTGGAGGAGGAGGAGGTGGTGGTGGTGGAGGAGGAGGAGGTGATACTTTTGGTTTTGATCCCATGATTATTTAAAAAATTTTTCTAGTCTATCCCAAGAATAGAGTCTAAACTTGGATTCATGTCCATCTTTATTACGCATAAACATAACCTTGTCAAGTCTATAGGGAGCTATTTTAAAAAGTGTCGGTCCAAAGCCATCAAGACAA